AGATAAAATGGTCCAATATCCAGAGTAGTCTGAGCCCAATCCATCTAAGTACACAGGCATATCTGGGCGAAGGTCAGGTTCACCTAAAACCTCAACTGTAGCTCTGTAAGGAAAAGAGTTTCTATCCTCAGCCGCTTTTGCTTCATAAGACGCTACTTGAGGGTCACCAGCAACAACTTCTGTAGCAAACCTGTCAAAAATTTCTGGCTTGCTCTTAGCACGTGTTTTTTTATTTCTAAGTTGTTGGGTAATAGACATACTGGACTTTGTGTTTTTATCTACACCGTTAACCGCTACAGCAGCTTTAAATGCGTCTTCAAACGGAAGTGATTGACCGATCATAGGCTTAAAAGAGTAAATAGTTGAGCCGTTTGGGTCACCTTCATGACGCATAATAAACCTATGAGCTTGCTTGCGGTATGTAGTAAAGTCTTGAAGCATAGGTTGAAAGTAGATCTCAGTGTTTTGGGTACGCAAAGAGTATCCGCACTGTTTTGCTAACCTTACGCACATCTCCCAGTCAGTATGTCCAGCTTGAGCAATCTGAGGGTAGATTCTTGGGTGCGGAACTGTGTAGCATGCAAATCCGTGCTTTTGAGCTATCTTTTGCACCACTTGATCCGCGGTAATATTTTTATACACAGTTTGAGATTGCTGCTTCATAGTAAACGATGAGCTGATTGCAACTACCTCTGTAAAAAACTTTCCTGGAGATCTTTGGATGTTGATGTGGTGAACATAACCGTAGAACTCGCGTGACTTTCCTGGGGAACCGTAAAAAGTTACATGAATAGGCGCATTGTCTTGAACAGCGTCATAGTCAATACCCCAGTCACGAAATTTAAGTACAACTACTTCATGCTCATAACGATTCTGCATTAAAGTTGCAGAGTAGATTTGAACAGGGTTAGCAGTAGTCTCAGGAAAAACCGCTTTTACATAGTTAAACATTAGGTATCCTAAGGACAGTGCCAGGTTTAATGTTTGTAAAGTCTGTTACCTCAGGGTTGTACTCAGGAATAATCCACCAATAGCCCGGGCTCTTGTAATACTTATAGGCAAGTTGGTCTAGACGCTCACCCTCAACATATGTGTGCTCTTGATACTGGATATACCCAATAGGCGAGAATTGGTAAAAAACAACTGGGTTAGGGTTACCAGAAGCTGTTGTTGAAACATAGTCAATTACAGAGTACTCGTAACGAGATCCTTTATAAATAGACATTTTTACTTACCACCTATATTAAAAAATGAGGTTAATGGGGGCAAAGCTGCTTTTGTACTAGGCGCTGGAGGTGTTGTTTGAGCAGCTCCGCTAAGTGTAGAAGCAGCAAGGCATGCTAATGATACCTGTACAGTGCTTTTAATTGGGATCATGTCCTCAGTAAAAGAGGAGTGAGCTATTTGTAGATTTGTAATCCATCCAACATATGAAAGGCTATTTATGCTAGGTCCAAATTGAACAGCTACTACGTTAGGTTGCAAGTATCCAATATCTGCTGTGGTTCTTCCAAGAGCGTTCTTCCAAACAGATCCGCCAGAGGCCTCTCCGTTAATTGTTTTTAAAAGGTACTCAACATCAGCTAAAGTTCCTAACTGCATAAGATCTGTTATTTGAGTTCCAGTATTGTAAATAAGATCTCCGCGAATACCTTTTTTATAATAGTCTGTTGCTTTAGACGGGTCTTTTAGACCGCGTAAGCAAGCCATATCCCAAGTTCTATCTAAAGTAATACTAAAAGATACTGTCTCTTGACCAGGGTACATTCCAGATACTGTTGTAAAACGGTCAGCCGAGGTGGGAGTAACATCGGTGTTTCTGTCTACAGATATGCTGATATCTGTAGGGTTCCACAAAAATTGAAAAGCCCATGCGTTATCCGCAGTTGTATTTGGCGCAGAGGTGCCAGAACCGCTTGAACCAGAACCGCTGGGGGCTGACGGCGTGGTTGTTGTTCCTGTGGTGCTTCCTTGAGAAACTGAGTCACTACCGTTAAAGAACCACATGATAGATCTTCTAAAAGCGTGTTCAGGTTTATTTGCGGTGCTTTCTAACCCTCCTGCAAGATATTGAGAAGGAACAGGTAAACTCCACTCATGTGGTGGAAGATTTACTTTACAACCAGCGGGAGTAAGCCTGTTGTTGCTGGTTGGGTCAGAGCTTCCGGTATCGGATTTAGGACCTGGTTTTTGTTGAAACTGCGATGCAAGCCCCTTGTTTAACGCGGCAATTCCTGCAGGAAAAGATCCGGACATTAGCTATTTCCTAACGTGAATGTTGGGTCCGCAAGAGCGGCTTTAAGTGCTTTAGCAATAGCATCTGGGCTTTGATTAGCTCCGTTAATTGTTACATTAACTCCGCCATAGTTATAAGTGTGTCCACCTGAACCGCCACCGTAAGACGACCCCGCACCAGCACCGTTCATAATTTGGCTTAAGGTGTATCCAGTTGTCCCTGAGCTACCTGATTGACCGCTTACAGTTGCTCCACCAGCGCTGGTACTAGCTCCGCCCTTATAGTGACCAGCATCCCACGCAGATCCTTGCAAAGCTTTTAAAAAGTCCGCGTTTGTTGCTCCGCTTTTAAGCGAATTAATGATGTTTGTATAACCTCTTGCGCCAGCATTAGACCCAGTAAGAGTAGCTAAAGTTGCTTGAAGACCTTGTGCCCAGCTGGTATACGCTTGAACTCCACCGCCAGCTTTTCCAGTGTTGTAGTTAGTTGAGCCCGATAGTTGATAGCTAGTGTTTAGCGGATTAAAGTGAGCGGTGTTGTGCCAGTTTCCACCCTCCATACCCATCCACATGTTTAAATCAGAAATGTTTTGCGCGTTAGGGGCAATACTAAGATTCATAAGCATTGCTTTTGCAAAATCAGAGCTGCTTACGCTGTTCAATCCAGATAGGTAAGTTCCACCAGCTGTAACAGGGCCACCACCTGCGCGGTTACGGGTTAATACGTGGTTAGGGATTACTTCGCCGTCACTAGTAGGAACAAAGAGTTCTGGGCCGCGCTCACCAACAATATAAGGGTGCTTAGCGCCTACTGATCCGCCGTCAGCAAATCCTTTAGTAAGTAGATGGCCAACACCGCCAACTAATCCGCCAAAGAAGCCGCCTAAACCAGAACCGCCTTTGAACAGTTGTTGTAAGAAATCAAGGCTGTCTGCAATAGGAGTAAGTGCGGTAGCAATCTTAGCCACGTCAGTTTGCATCTGAGTATTAGCTGTGTATCCAGCTGCCATAGATCCAGCTTGTAGCTGCATTTGGCGAGATTGCTGAGCTAGGTTGTTGCTCTGAGCTGTAACTGCTGCAGTTGTAAATCCTAGCTTTTGAAGTGTTTTCTTAGATACGCTTTCTAGAGGTACATTTCCTCCAGTAGCGGCTTTTACAAGAAGTCCGTCTTCTACTTGCTTACGCAAAACTGGATCAGAGCCAAAGTACATGTTAAGCATGGAGTCAATGGCGTTTCCAGGCTCCATAGACAAAAGAATGTCTTGCTCGGTAATCTTACTTGAACCGCGCTTTTGGGAGTTCAACTTATTCCAGATTTGGTCAACAACTTGAGGAACAGACATCATAGAACCGTCCGCGCCGCGAATGTTGATTCCCATACCTCCGCGAAGCATGTTTACGCTGCTTCCCTGTTGCATTGCGCCTTCGGCTTGAACGCTTCGCGCAATACCTACGCCAGGAGTAATGTTAGATGCGGCAGCTGCTCCAATAAGAACTTGCCCAATATTTGTAGCTCCAGCTAAGCCTAAGTTCTGAGCGTTTGTAAGAGCCTGCGCAGAATCCAGAGGGTTTCCTGGCATCATGGTTCCGCGGTTATTCAAAGTGTTTTGAATATTAGTAATGTTATTGTTCTGCCCAGAAATGCTAGATTGCTGAGCAATTCTGTAAGAGCTCATGTTGCCGTTTTGATCAACAAAGCTGGTATTTGCCATATTGCCAAATCCATATGCACGAGCTCTGTTTGTGAGCAGATCTTGTTGCAAAGCATTTTGCAAAGATGGTTGGTTAGTAAGAGCAAATGAGCCGATGCTGCTTGCAATAGAGGCGGCGCCTAGCGCCATATTCATTCCACCGCCGCCAATGGCACCTGGGCCAATTTGAGCGCCTCCAGCGCCTCCTACACCATTAGGGCTTAGTCCTGGAGGGGCAGAGGCTACGCGGTTTCCTCCGCCCCCACCGCCACCTCCGCCAGCACCAGAAAACCCACCAAGCCCACCGCTAATGCGGCTTACGATAGATTCTAAACTAGAGAACTTAGGCTTGATATTGTTATCAAGAATATTTCCAACGGCGACAAGGGCTTGCTGCAGGTTGGTGATGTTGTTGACAAGGCGATTAGACCCGCCACCAAGGTTCATACCTTGTTTGCTATCCATCCTACTTCCTTCCGCGTTGTGCTCTAGCTAGCCAGTTAGCACGTTCTCTAACTGATAGTGAACGTATATCTGATAACGTCCAGCCTTTAAAGATTCTGGTTAGAACCTCGTATTGGTTAAGTAACTCTTCGTATGTATCGTCGTTATAGACGAAACAAATCAAGCAAGCTAAGTGGAAGAGCGATGTCTTCTCCACATGCCTGACAAGCTTTTTTCACCTCCCCAAGGCGTGGGCCTGGGTTGCGCTCAATGATTGAATCAACAATCTTTTGGCGGTCTGAGATGCCAAGAGCCAGCGCTGTAGAGGCTCCAGAAGAAGGTCGGTCATTAACTGAGAAGATGCAACCAGATAAGAGGATGGTGTTCATCTCCGCAGACGTCTTATCTGAGTTCTCAATAAGTTTCTTCTGAACAGTTCCTGTAGGAAGTCCTACAGCTACAGGGCCGCTATTTGTCTCTACAATCCAAGTGCGATCACGCACTGGATCTTCTAGAGTCTTTACTGGCACATCGTCTACAAGGTCAATAATGCAAGATTGATCTGTAGAACAGTTTGGGCATTTAGCGTCTACTTTTAGGCTATCCCCAAAAGTAACTCTACGAATACCCAAAAGAATTGCATCACGATCACCTGAGAGAAGATCATCTAGATCTTCCCGAGTAGCTTCGCGAGAACCTAGCTTTACTAGACCTCGTTGAAGAAGGACAGAAGCGCTTTTAGAAACAGAACCTGCGCGGGCAATAGCCTCTTCATCAGCTCCTGTTAGCTCTTTTACCTCTGCTGTCTTAAGGATATCTCCACCCTTTTCAATTAAGCCTCCTGGCAACTTTACTTCAGGTTCTGAAGGAGCCTTGGTCTTAATTTGGACCTCTGGCTCCTCCATTGCCTTTTTAGCAAATTGCTCAAGTAGTTTATTGTCTGTAATTACTTCTGCCACGATTAGTGCTCCTATGTACTAGATTAGATGTTTGCTGAGTTTAGTGTTGAATCGCTTGGTGTTCCGTTAGCATTTGTGAAGAATGCTGATAGACCTTCATGAACTAGTGTCATTGTCTCAAACAAAATAGCTCCTGATGTAGCATCAAGATCTGTGTAGTTGAGGTTTGTGATCCAAGCGTTGTGCAGCTTAAAGCCCATTACTGAGTTGTCATCTGCGTATGTAGCGCCAGAATTTGGATGGTTCTGGACGTAGATGGTTACGTTTACGCGAAAGCTGTTTCCAGCAGATGTTGAAAGTCCTCCACCCGCTTGAGCAGCAAACAATCCACGCATCCACTTCATAGCCTGATCGTTACCTGCGATAACTCCGCGGCTAAATGTGACTGGGTTGAATGTTGTCATACCAGGGATCTGATGAACTGTTGTGTTGTATCCGCCTTCACGGTACTGGATGTTTTGGGTGTTAATTCCCAAACCGCTGACGCTTGTAAAACCGCCAGTCCAACCAGTTGTGATAGCTTTGCCGAGAGTACCTGATGCAGCTTGACCGCTGTTCTCTCCAGGGACGCTAAACTCAGCAAAGAATCTAAACGTGCGTAATGGATCAGTCGCAATGGTTGACCCATAAGTGAGGTTAGTTGCCATGTTCTATCGTCTCCTTTACGATACTGTGACGGTTGTTCCACCGTCAAACTGGCCGATTTTAATAACAACAAATTCAGCTGGACGCTGTAGAGCTACGCCAACTTCAATGTGAACTTCGCCGTTATCAATTGTTGTCTGTGTATTGTTAGTTGAATCAACTTTTACAAAGAACGCATCTGCTGGGGTATTTCCTGACAAGCCGCCTTGTGACCAGAAGTTAGTCAAGAAAGAGCTAACAGTTGCATTTAGACGACGCCATAGTCGTTGATCGTTTGGCTCAAATAGAGCAAACGCGGTTAGATCTGTTAGAGATTTCTCTAGGTAGATCAATGTACGGCGTACTGGAACATAGCGATCAATGTAGCCTGGCTTAAGGGTACGAGCTCCCATAACAACGATGCCAGAACCAGGAACGTACTTAATAGCGTTAACTGGTGCAGCGGCGCTATTTAGAGAATCAAGGTCTGCGTTAGCAAGTGATGGAACTGATACAGCTCCAGCAATACGAGCTTGAAGACCTGCTGGTGCCTTGAAGACGCCACGTGAAGCATCTGTGGCAGCATACAAACCTGCAACAGCTCCACCAGCTCCAACTGACTTGGTAGCGTTGGCGCTTGAGCCTACTCCCAATGTTGGATCAGCAATTGTGATCTGTGGGTAGTAAACAGCTGCTTGTGAGGTAGCTGTGTAAGATGCTGCTAGGGTTAGCTGATTAGCAACAGTATCGTTAATTCCATCTACAACTACGAAGACGTCATTTGTGCGAGTAGCGCCTGTTGCGTATGAGATAGCCGCGTTGATTGTGGTTGCGTCTGTGTAGCCAGGGATGTTCAAAATCAAGGCAGACTTGATTGTGTCATATAGGCTGAAAGAACCAGTAATGTTTGTGCTGGTTACAGAAGAACCGTCAGCGCCAGATACCAAGGTAGCTGAGCTTGGAGCAACAATCTTAGGGTTGTTGTTAGGCGCAGCTGTGGTTGAGTTAGCGTTGGTTACTGTGATGTAGTTAGATGCAGAGTTAATTGTTGTTACTGCATAGCGTGGATCAGTTGTTGCCATTGTGATATCTGTCCAGCGCTCTACAATGTTAGAGCTGGTCACACCGTTGTAGTAAACGTTAAGTGTGAAGTAGCCTGTAAGAGATGAAGCAACAACTTCAACACTGATGTTGTTTCCCCAAGCTCCTGGGCTGATGGCAGAAACGATAAGGGTGTTGAGAGCTGATCCAGCGTTATCTGTAAGG